CAGAGCCCCTTCGACCTGGAAACATACGACTTCTCCCTTGGGATACCGCACCCCAATGTACACCGACTGCGAGCAGACATTGATGCTCCTCGCACAGTTCACATCGATCTCGGCCTTAAGCGGGATGCTTGTGGGATCACTATTGCTCACCTTGCCGGCCAGAAGCTTGTTAAGAGAGTGGACCCCGTAAACGGCTACGAGGAGAGCCACCTGCTGCCGGTCATCGGCGTGGATTGCTCTCTTCGTGTTGTGCCGCCGAAGGGCGGGGAGATCCAGTTCGCGCATATCCGCAGCTTCATCCTCATGATGCGGGATCGTTACAAGATACCGATCAAGTGGGTCACGACGGACGGCTTCCAGAGCGTGGACACCCGCCAGATCCTCAAGACACAGGGGTTCCTTACCGACTACCGATCGGTCGAAGACTTGGAGTCCTATCGCAGCCTGCGCGACACGATCTATGAGCAACGGCTGTTGCTGCCGAACAATGAATTCCTCAAGCAGGAGTTGGCCGGTCTTGAGTACAAGCGAACTCCCACTAAAGATAAGATCGATCACCGTGCTAATGGCACTAAGGATATGGCTGACGGCCTCTGCGGCGCTGTTGCATTTCTGCTGGAAAGGAAAGCTGCCTGGATCGGGCTAGGTCCGGTGCCGCAGCGACACCCGATGCAGGGGCACAACAATCCGCCCTCAGACACCGAGGTCGCACGCGACAACGCCCATCTCGCCGGCACCCAAGCCCAGGGGACTGTACGGCGTGCAACCATGCGAAAATCGGTATTTAGGCGACGTTCCGTGCGCAAATAGCTTGTACAAATAAAGTCCTCTATGCTATAATAGCCCCTGCCAGCAACAGCTTGCGGGGGCTTCTTTTATCGCCTCGCGAGTGACTTAGGGGCCGGTCTAATGGTTCTACGCAAACTACCCGTGCAGCCGTCTGCACGACTTACGGAGTTCGAACTTTGCCCCACCCCTTACATGATCGGTTCGGACGATCCGAGCGTTATCTGGCGGGAGGCCGTCCACGGTCTCTTCGCTCACCTCTGCCGCTACTTCGAACCTGACAAAACCTACGGTGAATTCGAGGTCGCTCAACGTCTCGACGTTCACCGCATCATCGCCGACGAATGGCTTACGGCGATGGTTCGGCTCGAATTGATCGAACCTATACCGGTCAAGCATCGCGTCGATCCGTTCATGCAGTGCCTCGCCTTCCGTATCCCCAAGGCGCAGCATGTCGGCAAGAAAATCAGGGTCGAGATCGAATACGGGGACCTACGCGAGTACGACCCGTGGACGGATCGGCAGTACGACGATCAGCTAGTCGAGGCACACTGGCCGGAGCGCTACTGCGACAAGTATTTCAACGCACACCATCATGAGTATTACCTGATCACAGGGCGGTCGCGTAAACGCCCTGACGGAACCATCTTCGTGCCTTTGCCGGCGGATAGGGCGGGGCTTCCTCCCCTCCGTACGCGCAAGGACCCCGTTAAACCCGAAGAGAGACAGGTCTATGCCAAAGCAAACAGCCTCGACCTCTCGGAATACTAGGTTTCCGTTGTTGCGTACGATCCTCCTGGGTCTGCTATGCGCTGCTCTGGTAATCGGTGCGTTCTGGATTGGTACGAGTATCTATCTCTGGTACTTGCTGTCGTTGGTCGTGCCATGATGGAAGCCCTACAATCCATCATCGATCCTGCCACGGGCTACAGTTTGGTGATATGGGCTGTCGCCTCTGCGCTGATAGTTATTCATGCAATCTGGAAGTTCGTCCGTAACTGTATGCTCGCGCGGCGGGAGCGGGCAAGGGAGGAAGAGGAGGTCCGCGTCCGCACCCGAAACCGGATGCGTCGGCAGCTAGAGGTAGAAAGCCTTGAGCGTGCGCTCGCTTCGGGGCCTTCGTCTGTGCATACAGGGATCGAACCTCCGCTAGACCCACCGTTAGGGACAAGTTGGGTCGATCCACGGACGGGCTACCTGTTCGTACACGTGCGTCCTCGCTTCTGGCGGTCTGTTTCGGGCCAAACCGAGGACTTCTACGACCGGCGCCCACCCGAAGGGTTCCCGAGAGTGAGCGTAGCCTCCGAACTAGCGCGCATCACCACAAGGCCCAAGCCCTTGCAGCCGGCTGCAAGCAAAGTCGAGGAACCGTTCTCGCTCAAGCGGCGAGTACGCATCAAAGCACCTACAACGCTGAAACGCAATGCGATACCCTTACGGAAACTTCGGATGCCCGACTAATGGCGATAGCCCAGCGCAAGCGACTTCCCGACGTGCGAGAGTACGTCAAAGCCGGCGTCAAGCCGCACCAGCTACCGGGGCTCCTCGCCGAGTATTCGATGGATGAGTACCTCAACTTCTGCCAGCGGTTCCGGCTCTGGTTTCCCGACAATCTGGAATACTACATCCGGTCCACGTACGGACTAATGGAATACCTCAAGAAGCACGACCGTCTCGACGCCGAAGAGAAAACCTACTGGCTCGGGCGGATCGTGTCATACAAGCGGATGCTTTGGAGAGTACGTAATGGCCTTGACCCATACTGACCTACGGTCGGATGCCTTGCTCAAGGAACAGGGCTTTACCGCCGAAGACATCGAGTTTATGCACGAACTGGCACAAGCCTACTGGACCTATCTTGTCGAGTACGACGAAGCCGAACAAAAGCGGGATTGGGACGCGCACAACCGGCTTGAGGGCGTCATCCAAGTGACCGAGTTCCAGCTTCTTTATCGCGGGCTCCACCCTCGCGAGATTCCCTTCGACGCACTTGTCGCGATCACCCGTGCTCCCCTGGACGGTCGCGGCGACGTAGCGGACCAGATCACCGCCAAGTACAAAGAACGCATCCACAACCCCGCGACCGCGATGCGGGCGAACTGCGTGGTTTGCATGGGCGGCTCAACCGCTGAAATTCGACGCTGTGGCGCGGTCAACTGCCCGCAGTGGCCTTTCCGCCTCGGAACTAACCCTCTCCGTAATGCCATACTGCCGCCTGTAGCACTCACGGTCATTGAGGACGACGACGTTCTCGATATCGATGAGTCCACGGACAGCGGCGACGCAAGCGAGTAAGTGATGCCTATTCAACGTCGCACCGTCGATCCGAACGCTATACCTGTCGTCGTCGCCAAGAAGGAATACACCCCCGATTCAAAGGCGCGGCTGCGGCATGTGCCGAAGCAGAACCTCCGTACCGCCGCCTTTGTCGGACTCGGTGCGAACGAGGAACCAAAGCTGATCTCGATTGACGACATCGCGACCTGTCTGCGCCTCGCCAACAACCCCGGCTGGCACACCGAGGAAGCCACGCGTAATCGGATCAAAGGGCGCTTGAGCGCGATCCGTGCTTTCTGTATCCTTTGTGCTGACGGCCCGAAGGGTGCGCGCATGTGCCCGCAAGTTACCTGCCCCCTGTGGGCCTTCCGAATGGGGACCAACCCCTTCCATCGCAAAGGCAAGAAGTAATGACGCTCCCCGGCTACAAGCACACCGGCATCTGCTCGACCTACGAAAGGCTGATCACGATGTACGGGCACCAGAAGTTCCCGCAAAACCCCGATGATGGCACGCGTGTGGACGACCATCACGGCGTCTGGATCTACAGCGAGGCCGAGGGGGTGTGGTGGTACTTCGAGCCGAAAACGAAGGAAGCAGCGTAATGGCGCAATACGAAGACGATATCGAGTTCTGGCGGGAGCACGCCATCCCGCAATTCGCCGTAGCTCAAGAGATGTGTCGGCAAGGCTCGTGGAAAATCGAGCACGATACGGGCAAGCTCCAATACGACCTGCTCTATGGCGGTGATTTGATCTATCCTGGCTACATGGTTATGATCATCGAGAGGGGCGGGATCACCCGTACCGGTATGATCGTCAAGCGGCAACACCTGGGCGGGGACGTGTGGCGGTTCTACGTGGACTTGCCTCCGCTGGATAATAAAGACGGATAGGTTCACTTGCAGCCGTCTGCAAACTACGATGGTTCCCGGATTTCCTGGGGATCATCATGCCGCTCCGCAAACTGCATCCAACCAAGCAAGTAAAGGCTGCACGCCGCGCCGGTCGCGTGAGCAATGCCCGCCTTATCGAGGTCGAGCGCAAGGGCGTTACCGCCCCGTTCGATGAGTTCATCGAGAAGGCCGCCGACCTGAATTCGCAACAGGTCTCCGACCCCTTCACAAGCTGGTACGGCCACAACACGGCCGGTCTCAACCTGAACCCGGTACAGCCGGTGTTCTCGTTCGACCGCCTCGCGTTCATGGTCACGCAGTCGAACATCCTGCGTCAGTGCATCGAGGCGTACGTCGTTAACATCGAGTCCTACGGTCATACGCTCGAATATATCGGGCCGGAGGGCCAAGAGGACAGCGAGGACGCCAAGAGCGAGAAGGCGCGGCTCGAAGCGTTCCTGTCCTCGTGCTCGGCCACCTCCTCCCTACGCGAGATGCGCGAGCGCGCCCGCTGGGATCAAGAGACCCTAGGCAACAAAGCATTCGAGATCGGCCGCAACCTCACCGACGAGGTTGTGATGATGGAGCACGTGCCGTTCAACACCCTGCGGCGTACCAAGCAGGAAGAGGACGCTATCGAAGTCGTCGTCTCGGTGCCGAACCCGGCCGATCCTTCCGAGATGGTCACGCGCATCGTGCGTCGTCGCTTCTGCCGCTGGGTGCAGACGAAGAACGGCGGAACCGAAAAGGTCTACTTCAAGGAATTCGGCGACCCGCGCCCCATCGATCCGAAGACCGGCCTCGTGAACCCCGGCCTCCCCTTCGAGCGGCAGGCGACGGAGATCCTCGCGTTCTCGCTCTACACGCCGGGATCGTTCTACGGTCTCCCGCGCTGGATCGGACAGATCAAGTCGATCATGGGTTCGTCCGAGAGCGAGTTGGTCAACCTCAACTTCTTCAAGGACAACGCGATCCCCGCGATGGCTGTGCTCGTTTCGGGCGGCGCGCTCACGCAGGAAAGCTTCGACGTGATCGAGAGCTACCTTACCGCCGTGACCGGCGTGAAGGCGATGCAGCGCATCATGGTGCTTGAGGCGACGGCCGACGAGAGTAGCGGATCGGTGGATCACGCGACTGCCGCCCCGAAGATCGACATGAAGCCGATGATCAGTGAGCGGCAGCAGGACGGTCTCTTTCAGGACTACGACCAGAAGAACCAGGGCAAGGTCCGTTCGGCCTTCCGTCTGCCGCCGATCTATACCGGACGCGCCGAGGACTACACCCGCGCGTCCGCGTACGCATCGATGTTGACTGCGGAGAACCAGATCTTCATCCCTGAGCGTCAAGCGTTCGATGACATCATGAACACGCGCATCCTGCGCACCTACAATCCGAGGTTCTGGCGCTACAAGTCCAACGGCGCCCCGATCACCGACAGCGACAGCCTGTCGAAGATGATGTCTTCGTTCGAAGCCTCGGGCGCTCTCACCCCGAATGTGGCGATCAAGATCGCGAACAAGGTGCTCGGCGTGGACATCAAGCCCGTGGTCGAGTCGTGGGGCGACTACCCCTTCGCGATCATCGAAGGCTACATCCAGCAGGGTCGCGAGATCGACGGTCTCAACGAATTCCTTGTCGAGATGGAAACGGCGGCAACCGCGCCAACGGCCCCGCCAGCGGCGAACGGCAACGCCAGCGGCTCCGGTACCGGGGGCAACGCCGCGCCCGCCCGTGCGCCCGTAGCGGCCCGCAAACGGGCACCTCTCCGCAAACTTGCGTCGCCGGAAAAGCGCCAGCTTCACAACATGATCCGCAAAGAAATGCAAATAATTGTCAGCGACCTTCGCAATGAGTTACAACAATCCTTGCAGACAGATGCAAGCGAGCGTGTTGCCGCATGAAACCGCAGGAGCTACTTCGAAAGTTCACGTCAGGGGGCGCACGCCCCCGTACGCGTTTTGACGTGAGCATCAAGAAGCTCGATGCCGACGAGCAGGTTGTTTACGGCGAAGTCTACGCGCCGAACCTGATCGACAGCCACGGCGACATGATGCTCGCGGAAGACGTGCGGCTTATGGCCCATCGCTTCATGATGTCGGGTCTCAACGACCAGATCGACATCATGCACGACAACAAGGTCATTAAGGCCGCCGCCATCGAGAGTTGGATCGCGGGCGACGATGACGCGGTCTACAATCCCGGCGCCTGGGTCGTGGGCGTCAAGATCGCCGACAGCAAGGTCTGGCAGAAGATCAAGCGCGGTGACTATGCCGGGTACTCCATCGAAGCAATGGTCAACAAGCAGGAGGCCATTGTCGAGGTGCAACACTTCAAGCACATGTTCCTCTACAGCGAGGAGCACGACGGGCACGATCACGCTGTCTTCGTGACCCTGGACGAGAATGGGCGTGTGACGGGTGGCCGCACGTCCAAGGCAGCGGATGGTCATTGGCACAAGATCCGCTACGGTACCAAGACCGCCACTACCAACGGACACAGCCATCGGTATGTACTCCCATGAGGCAAGAGCCTAAGACGCAAAAAATCAAAGTAAGCTTGCTGCGGAACCCCAATCCGCAGTTTATTTCCATAGTAGACCACGGGGCGAACCAAACTCCGTGGAACGTCGTCAAGCGTGCGGTGCCCTCAAAGGGAAGCGCACCCAAGGAAGGAGCGAAGAAAATGGCTTTGCGCAAGATCACGCCGGCCAAGAAGGGTGAGCAGACCAAGACGGCCAAGCGCGAGGCGTCGGTCCGCAAGCTCACATTCAGCCAGGAGCATTTCGAGGACCAAGAGGCCGTCGAGAAGTGGCTGGAAGAGAACGACTGGAAGGACTTCGTCATCACCGAGGACGATGATCACTTCGTCGTCGCCACCAAGGGCGTGAAGGACGAGGACTTCGAGCGCATCAACGAGATCGAGACCGACACGGTCGGCGTCGTCGGCTACGTCGGCCAGCTCACCGAGGAAGCTGTCGCCAAGCGCGCCAAGAAGGCCGCCAAGGCGAAGAAGGCCGGCGGCAAGGGCGATCAGCCCGACGATGCCAACGACGAGGCCGAGGGCGAGGACGCCGACGAGGACGCCGAGGGCGACGAGGACGAAGAGTCCGAGGGCGAGGACGGCGAAGGCGACGACGATCAGGAGACCGTGCGCGCCGTCAAGGTCGATTGGTACGACATGTACGTGTCGAACGGTCAGACCGTGAAGGACGTGCTCGATGACGGCATGTCCGATGGTCTGCCGCCCGGCACCGAGACCATCATGTCGGCCGTGCTCTACGCCGTCAAGAACGTGCTCGGCTCCGGCCAGGACAGCGCCGCCAAGCGCGCCGCCCTCAACGGCATCGGCGCCGAGATGGCCGAGATCGTCGGCACCGTCGATGACGTGTTCGCTGCCGCCCTCAAGCAAGCGAGCGCGAAGAAGACGGCGAGCGTCAAGTCCTTCGTCAAGACGTGGAAGGCGGACATCGAGAACAACCCCGATCCCGACGAGGAGGACGAGAACGAGGACGAAGGCGAGGACGAGACCGAGACGCAGGAGCAGCAGAAGCCCGCTCCGAAGGCGGCCAAGACCAAGAAGGGCGACGTGCAGCCGTCTGCAAGCCAGGGGCTCGACCCGTCCGTCATCGCGGCGGCCATCGGCAAGAGCGTCGGTGTCGCGGTCAAGGACGCCATGAAGCCGGTGCAGAACCGCCTCGGCGAGATCGGCAAGGAAATGAAGTCCCTCGCCGAGAAGACCGACAAGGCGACCAAGGCGGCGGCCACGGCCAACGCGTCCATCGACCGGATCGCCAAGCGGTCGCAGTTCTCGCAGTCGTCCAGCGAGGACGCCTCGCGGAACATCTCCAAGACGCGCAAGAACGGCGGCGAGGACGATGCGCGCGAGCGCTCCCGCTTCGTGTCGGGCCTGCTCGGCATCCCGACCACGTAATACAGGTTCCACCCCACCGTCGCCCTAGGGCGTCACCAACCGAAAGCCCATCAGGAGTAGTTAGGTTATGACCGAGAGCGAACTCATCCGCCGCGCCGACACCGCCTTGGCCGATCTGGCCGGCAGCGGTCTCATGCAGCCGCAGCAGTCCCAGCGTTTCGTCCGCAAGGTCATGGACTCGGCCCGCATCTCCAAGGATGCGCGGTACGTGAACATGAAAACGAACACGATGGAGATCAACAAGATCGGTCTCGGCCAGCGCGTCCTCCGTGCGGCCAACCAGGGCACGATCTCTTCGCCCCGCGCCGGCGAGGAAGGTACCCGTGCGCTGGCCCGTGCCGACCGCGTGCGGATCGCGACCGAGAAGGTGACCCTCACCACGTCCGAGGTGATCGCCGAACTCGATCTGCCGTACGAGGTGCTCGAAGACGCCATCGAGGGCGGCGACATCGACACCAACCAGTTCCAGCAGACCGTTCTGGACCTTCTGGCCCAGCGCGTCGCGCTCGATCTGGAAGAGATGGTGATCGCGTCCGACCGCACGTCGAGCGACAGCTTCCTCAAGCTGCAAGACGGCCTGCTCAAGCTGGTGCAGTCGAACATCGTGAACCAGGGCGGCGATCCGATGGACCCGCAACTGTTCGCGAACATGATCAAGGCCCTGCCGGATCGGTACCAGAACCTCCTCTCGCAGATGCGGATCTATCTGGCCCGCACGAAGGAGATCGACTACCGCATGGCCGTGGCTCAGCGTCAGACCGCGCTCGGCGACAGCATCCTCACCGGGCAGGCGCCCGTGTCGGCCCTCGGCGTTCCCATGGCCTCGACCGCCTACATGCCGAACTCGACCGCCATCATGATGGTGCCGTCGAACCTCATCATCGGCGTGCAGCGCGGCCTGCGCATGGAGTTCGACAAGGACATCCGTGAGCGCGCCTTCATCATGGTTCTGACCATGCGCCTCGGCATCGCCGTCGAGGAAGAAGACATGATGGTCAAGGCCATCAACATCGGCTAAGATAGCCGGGTCTACTGATACTGCCTTGCCACGGCGTATCGCAATCTAATGAGGATTATCTGAGCTATGGCTCTATCGCGTACTGTTCCGACGAAGGTAGCCGCAAAGGATCGGTCTGCCGTGGCAAGTGCAACAACTCCCGCGACCAAGAGTGATACGGTCACGACCGCCACTCTGGTTCGCGGCAAGACCTACGTGTGGAAGAACATCCACTACAAGGTCAACAATCCGGTCGTCGTGGAGGACGCCACGGCTCTGGAACTGGAACAACTCTATCAGGAGGTGCGGGACGCGGACGGGGAACTCTACGAGAAACCCTATTTCGACATTCAGCGGAACGTGCCTCGACCCGTAGAGGAGGTCTCCGGTCCCACGCCTCGCCGGCTCGCCCTGCGGCGCTGATCCCAACCCCGATCTGCTTTCAGGGAGTCACTTACGGGTGGCTCCCTTTTTTGTACGAGGGAACCATGGAAACTGTTCTTTGCGGCGTACAGGACGTTCGGGCGATCACTTCCGTGGCGCGGACGAACAGCGAGTTCGATACAGGAGTCGAGCCCTGGATCATTGCTGCCAGTTCTGCCGTCCGTACCTTTACTCGCGCAGGCTTCGACTATGCGCAGTACACCGAGACCTTCCCGACGCGCGACCGGTTCCAGGGCGACCCCTTCACTGTGGGGCTGCGTAACCTGCCCGTCGATCTCAATAAGCCTATCGAGGTACTCTACAGTAGTCGTGGGCGGTTCCGCGATAACGGTTTCGAGGTAGTACCGGATGTCTATTTCGAGGTAGAGGACGCGACAATGGGTCGGCTCTCCGTGGATATCACCACGCGATCCGCTCGCTCGGGACTGCGCGTCACCTATTGGGCGGGGTACCCCCTGAAAGACGCCAATGCAGGCGGGACGCTCAAGGTGCTGGATGTACCCGACAACATCCGCACCGCAGCCGCGATCCAGGCGGCGTACCTCATGAAGAAGAACAAGGACAATGCGCTCGGTAAGACGACTGTGCAGTCGAACGAGAACGTGCAAGAGACCTACGACCGTGGCGGATCGACCGGCCTCATTCGCGAGGCGCAGGGTCTCCTGCTCGGCATCCGCAAGCCCCTGGTCGGTCGGACCTAACGTGCAGACGGCTGCAAGCTATGGCTGAGCGCTTACAGATCGTACGTAGCCAGATACCTGCGGGGGCGATTACAGCCTTCCGCAGGCTTTCTCGTTCTGACGTACTGGAACGTCTTACCGCCCCGAAGTTCGCCGCTGCCTTTGAGGAGTGGCTTATCACGGTGGCGCGAACAGCAGCGGCAGACTTCCCGGCACGCAGTGGTCGGGGGCGGCAGGCTCTTATGGCTTCCGCGCGTGTGCGCGGGGGTCGGACCTACGACAGCATCCGGGGGTATTTCCTTGTCCCATCCAATGTCGCTGTCCCCGAGTACGGTGCCACGGTTCGTCCGAAGAAGGCGACCAAACTGGCAATCCCTCTGCCTGCCGCTCTCCATCCTGACGGGTCTCCTAAGCGGCGTGGTCCTCTCTCATGGAAGCCGCTCGGCACATTCGTCTATAAGAGCGGCAAAACAGGCCGTAGCTATATCGCGTATAAGAACCGCAAAGGGCTCGTCCTCCTGTATCTTCTCGTGGACAAAGCAGAGATACCGGGGGGCAGGTATATTCGATCCGCCTTCGACCGTATGCTTCCGCAACTCTATGCGAAGTTCTATACGATCCTGACGGAGCAGATCAATCTCGTCTACACCGCAAACCTAGAGATCTCGCTCAAGGGCGGCAAGGTCTATGTCGGTGAAGGCGGTACTCGTCCTCGGGCCTCGAATTGGGCTCGCCCCCTCACCCCGAACCGTATCGGTAAGTAGCCATGCCGCACATCGAAGACGTTCTCGACGCTGCCGAACCCACGGTGCAGGACAGGCTAATCGAGGAGCTACAGCGGCGTATACGCGAGATGACGCACGACGACGGTACTCCTATGTGGGAGACGGTCGTGACCGGATCGGTGGACGCCTATAGCAATATCACCGCACCCGCTCTCGGGATCGACCAGGGCGGCGAGGAGGTTGTGCAATACCTCTACCCGCTCATTCAAAAAAACATGACTGTATTCTTGGACTTTCGTTTCGAAAAAACTGAAGGTATTGATCCATATAAGGTGTACCGATACTATTTAGGCCGGCTTCAATCCGCCTTCTTTGGGGATAACGAGCGCCAAACTCTAGGAGGGCGGGTAAACGGTATCTCCGAGACCGGCTCGAACCCTCAGATCGAGGGAGATGCTGACTCCTCCCCCGGCGGGGTCCTAATGCTTTTAGTGCAGTACGAACACTACCAGGGTGATCCCACCCGAGCGAGAGGATAAGACCATGGCAATCGAGAAGCGCGAGATCCCCGAGGACAACGCCGACACCCGCGTCAGTTCGGCCAAGGGCGCCAATCCGGCCGAGACCCTCGTGCAGACGGCTGCAAAGGAGCCGACCAAGAAGGCGGTCAAGGAAAGCCGCCGCACCGATTTCCAAGACGCTCGCGAGTACGACCCCTACCAGGGCGTCGGCGGCACCTTCACCATCAACGACAAGGGCGAGCGAGTCCGCGTCAACGACAAGGGCGAAGAGATCAAGGGCGAGTAATCCTCGCGCCGTCCCCGCAGCTATTCACAGGAGTTAGGTATCAATGGCCCCCTATCCGGCAATGACCCGCCGCTCGCTCTTGCTGGCGAAAGTCGAAGGCACCATCAACGAGGATGCGCGTCCGACCCCGCAGGCGGACGCTTTTCTCGTGGCGGACGCCGATATCCGTACCGATGCCAACGTGCTGGAACGGAACTTCTACAAGACCTCGCTGTCGAACCTCCCCATCGCGGTCGGCCGCAAGCTGGCCTCGATCACCTTCCGTCACGAGGTGAAGGGCGCGGGTGTTGTCGGCGCACAGTCGGCCCTCGGCAAGCTGCTCCGCATGTGCGGCTTCGCGCAGACCGCGATCAGTGCGACCGCCGCTGCCACGATCTCCGGTCCCCTGGCCGATCCGCTCAACACGGGTCCGGCCGTGACCTGGGGCAAGACGGCTCCGGCCACTGCGAACTTCGGTCGCTACAACCTCCGTGTGGTGACGGCAGGAGCCTCGGGCGCCGCCAAGGTGCGGATCAGCGGCACCGGTCATGACGCGACGGACAATGGCCTCCTGCTCAGCGAGGACTTCTCCGCAATCGTCATGAACCAGCAGCGCAACGGTTCGGTCGTGACCGTGTCCGACGCCAACCCGACCGCACCGACCTATACCGTGACCGGCAACCCCATCGAGGGCGAAGTGATCGCGGTCTCGGTCGGCGGCTACCGCGCCAAGTACACCGTGGGCGCGGGACCTAGCGTGGCGTCCGTGGCGGCCGGCATCGCCGGGGCGATCAACGGTCTCGGTGTGCCGGCCTTCAACGCTGCCGCCGCTGCGGGCGTGGTCACGGTCACGGTGACGGGCGGAACGGTCACAGCCACTTCCGGCGAGCCCTTCGCCTTGGGCGTCACCGGTGCCGAGGTGTCGATGACCTTCGGCGGTGCGCTGGCTCTCAATGACAAGTGGTCGATCGATCTTCTGTCGCCGGGCCTGCACTACACTCCTGTCTCGACCGGCTTCGAGACGGGTACGATCTACATGTACTACGAGAACCAGCTTCACAAGCTGACGGGCTGCATCGGCACAGTCTCGTTCACCTGTGAGGCGGGCGCCTACGCGACGGCGAGCTTCACGCTGACGGGTCAGTATTACAACCCCGAGGACGCGCTGCTCCCGCTCACCCCCGTGGTCGAGATGTCGCGCCCGCAACAGGTCGAACTGGCGCAACTGCAACTCGGCAACCTGCGGGCTCTCCGGGCGCAGTCGTTCTCCATCGACATGGCGGTCACCACGTCGCCGCGCGACAGCGTGTCCCACAAGGATGGCTACGACGGCATCCTCTACACGGGCCGCGCACCGTCCGGTGGTCTCAACCCCGAGATGACGTACGAGAGCGAGGAGCCGTACTGGCGTTACATGACGTTCGCCAACCTGCTCCGCTACCACGCGCGGGTGGGTACCGAGCCCGGCAACATCGTGCGGTTCATCTCCAACTCCGCGCAGGTGTCGAGCATCGGCTACACGGATCGCAACAACAACCGTGTCTACGATATGAGCGTCCGGTTCTCGCAGGAGTTCTCGGCCGGCGACGACGAAATCCGCATCGTCATCCAGTAAGCGTGCAGCCGTCTGCAAGCCCGCCCACCGATGGTTTCGACTGTCGGTGGGCTTTTTAATGGAGTACGTCATGCGCAAAAGATTTGTGTATCTTGTAGGCATAGGAAGCGCACAGTACACTCCTGACGGTGAAGAGATCCTGATCGTCTACTCTACCTGTGCCACCCGGAAGCAGGCCGAGAAGCGTCAGAAGCGAAACCCCGGCACCGCGATCTTCAAACGAGAGGCACACGACTAAGCATTGAAGATCGCCATCTATCAGGCCCTCACAGAGGATCAGGCAGACAATGGCTTTGACAGGTACTCGGCTCAACGAGCCCTTCACGTGGTCTCCCGAAGCGGAGATGAAGCTGAAACCGGCTGATCGCTCCGTCTTTACGTTCGTCCTTCCGTCGGCTGGCATTCGCGCCATGATTTTCGACGGCGTGCTGGTGATGCAGCAGGACGACCAGGGTCGGCTCAATCAGGTCATGCGCAACGGCCACCGCAACATCGAACTGATGCGGTTCTGCCTGCGCAACGTGACCCACTTCCACGATCCCGACAAGAAGCCCATCGAATACGAGCGCGTGTCTCGTTTCGTGGACGGCGTCGAGTACGAGAACGCGTCCGACGCGTACATCTCGCGGCTTCCGCTCGCCATCATCAACGAGGCAGCGAACATGCTGGTCGAGAAGATCAGCCTGGAAGGCGGGCTGGCAAAAAAATAACCGACGCCGTTACAGCGGTCCAACTGTTTCCCGAGTTCGACTGCGCGAAGTGCTCGGCGAGACAGAAGCTTGAGAGGGGATGTGAAACGGACGCCCCCTTCGAGTATTGGACGGACATCGAGGGCGAGCCTCGCAACCGGTGTCCTCGGCGGCCGATTTACGAAGATCCACGCTGGTTTAACGCGATAATCTCCGCCTACAACGGATACAAAAATGGTTTCCTGCCCCACGCAGGAGGCATGATGGATCAGCCCGCCCTGTTTGGCGATGTAATGTCGGTGCTGGATCACGCTCTCGCTGAATGCGCCAAGGTGCCTAAGCCGAGTAGCAGTACCCAGCCAGACGCCAAGGGGCAGGTCAGCGTGTTGAGGCGGTGATATGGCAGTCGAAGGTGGTTACGGCTCGGCCGCGCAGTTCCAGCTTATGGCGCGTGCGGCCGAAGGTGCGACCGGGCAGGTTGGCCGGCTCGTGCAGAACATCGCCGCCATCCAAGGCGTCGTTGGTACGGTCACCTTCGCTGCCCGCGCCTTCTCCCAACTAGAGCAGCAGCTAACCCTCACGAACGCGGTCGCGGAGGGTACGGGCGCAACGTTCCGGCAGATGGAACAGACCGTCCGCGACGCTGCGCTCGCGATGAAGTTCTCGGCGACGGAAGGGGCGAACGCGCTCTACTTCCTTGCCTCGGCCGGTCTCTCTGTGCAGCAGTCGATCAGCGCCTTGCAGGGCGTCATGGTCCTGGCACAGGCGACGATGACCGACGTGGGTACCGCTGCCGATACCATCGCGGGTGCCCTGTCCGCATTCCAGCTTCGGGCGAACCAATCGACCCGCGTCGCCAACCTGTTCGCCGCCGCCATTGCGCAGTCGCAGGCCGACATCAACAAGCTGGCCTTCTCGTTCCGTCAGGTCGCCCCGGTCGCGGGTGCCATGGGCGTGTCTATCGAGAAGACGACCGCCGCCCTGTCGGTGCTCTACAACGTCGGTCTCCGTGGTGAGCAGGCCGGTACCGCGCTCCGCAACATCCTCGTGAACCTGTCCCGTCCCACCGACGAGGCGGCCGAAGCCCTGTACGGTCTCGGGATCGCCACGAAGACGGCGGACGGGCAGGCGCGCGACCTGTTCGAAACCATCAACGACCTGTCGAAGGCGAACCCGAACGCGGCCACCCTCACCAAGCTGTTCGGCCTCGATGCTCTCGCGGGTGCGCAGGCCCTTATCAACGCGGCCGACAGCGAGCGGTATCAGGCACGCGTCACCCCTGGAAATTCCCGCTACGACAAGGAATTTGCGGATCGCGCAGAAGAGATCGCTCAGCGCGTCGGCAAGAGCGCTCGGGATATCCGCAACGAACTGGAACTCACCCTCACGGGCGAGACGGGCACGAACGCCGCGTTCAAGATTGCCGCCCAGCAGATGGCGACGCTCTCCGGTTCGTTCGCGACGGCCCGTAACGCGGCGGTGGAACTCGGCATCTCGCTCGGGCAGACCCTCGCTCCGACCTTGCAGACGGCTGCAAACATCGTCACGGACCTGGGCGTCGCCTTCCGGGGCCTGAGCGGTCACCAGCAGGATATGATCACGAAGCTGCCGCTGATCGCGGGCGGTATCTATGCCGTCACGAAGGCGGCCGGTCCCCTGATGAACATGTTCCGCAGTGGCCTCGGCTTTGCGGAAGGTACCTCGGCACTCGCGATGGGTGCGGCGGGGCTGGCGGGCGCACGCGGATCGTTCCAGAATTCGTCGTTCAACCAGTACCGTCGCGACTACGAAAGCGTGTCGGGCGTCACAGGCTGGCGTTCGTTCGCCCCTGCCCTCGCCGAGGCTTCGAAACAGGCCAATAAGCCGGGAGAAGCTGGCGTACAGGGCTTTACGGCCGTGGGCGGTCTCCTAGGTCGTATCGCCGTTGCCACGGCTGGTAGCGCGGCCACTCTCCTGCTTCTCTACGAGGTGGGTAAGCTCGTCTACGATTTCGTGAAGACGGATCGTCGGGCGAAGTCCGATGCACCCGTAGTCGATCTCGGCAACAACCTGTCGCGGCAGGCGCAGAGTATCCTTCTGACAGGCACCACGCCCTACGAGCGCGAGCAGCAGCTTCGTGACCTCGCCAAGGCGGGCCGTGAGCAGCTTACGTCCGGTCAAGCGAGCCAGGGCGTGTATGCTCAACAATACATGCAGGCCGGCAATCAGGCGCGTGCTCTTGCGAGCCGGATGCCGATCGGTGAGCTTCGGGGCGCCAATCTCAACGAGTTGACCCGCCTTCTGATTGGCGAGGGCGGCAAGCCGCTCGACGTGAAGCAAATCCGTGACCGCTTCCGTGACGACAACACGTCGGTGCTCGGTTACTCCATCGACCGCTTGTCGGGCGTGAGCGACGAGGACATCAAGCGTCTCTCCGACGAAGTGGTCAAGGTCAATCAAGCCAAGTCCAACGTCGATGCCGTCAAGGAAAGCGTCAAGGGCCTACAGGCGGCTATCGACAGCATCGGCCGGCTCGCGGAAACCGAGACGCAGAACAAGGACTATGCCTCTAGCAAGCAGACGGCTGTTCTTAGCAATGCGATCACGGCGGATGTGCAACGCCTGCAATCGAACTTCGTGGACAAGAAGTTCGTGCAGGGATTCGAGCGCGCGGCCCGTGAAGCCGAGAATACCTACAACCAGCTTCGCGCCAAGCTGACGAACGACCCCTTCGAGAGCTTCGTGTCCGACGTTGCGACCGCCCGCTACGAGGCGGCCAAGCGCGTTACGGACATCGCTACGAAGGCGACGAACGACATTCGTCAGCAGTTCTCGTCGCAGATCGCCGGCAAGGGCGACGTGGCGGCCATGCTCTCGGGAGCCGAGTTCGCCGAAAGCGTCTTGCAGACGGATGCAAGCGGCAAGCAGTTCTATCAGTCCGACCCGAGCAAGATGCAGCAGAACGTTGCTGCTATGCTGGAACGGGGCGGGTTCTCCAAGGAACAGATCCTCGCCCGCTACGACCAAGTCGTGGCCGAGGCGATGGCACGCATCAACACGACGGAGCCGCAGACCCTCGACGCGCTGCGCAAGATCACCGCCGCGAACCGTAAGACGTTCGAGAAGCTGATCGAGACGCGCGAACTCGAAGAGATCCAGCAACTCCGTACCGCCCGGCAGGACACGCAGTCTCGCCGGGACTATGTCATTGCGATGCGCGAACGTCTCGTGCAGGGCCAGAACGAGGTCTACCGCCAACTGGCTGCGGGCGCGGCCGAGATCGACCCGACCGTCAATGCTCAGCAGGCGCTTCGCGAACTGTTCTCCTCGCGTCAGTCTTCGAAGAACCAGCTACAGGAATTCGAAGACGCCTACTTCCGCATGTTCGCGCCGGATACTCCGGTTGGCGAGCGGATGAACACGCCTGCGGGGCAGGAATTCGAGAAGTACCGGGAGACGTTCAACCGTAACCTCAACGCGCTGTTCTCGACGGGTATCGACAACATCGTGCGTGACGCTCGCGCGGCTCGTGCCAAGGCGCTCGACACCCTGCGGACCAACGCCTCCGACATCAAGGCGCAGCAGGCACAGATCGCGGCCGAACTCTACACCTTCACCGGTGACCCGTCCTTCCTCGCCGAGGCGGTGACGGCAGACGCGCGTCGGGCCACGGCCGACATTGACCGTAGCATCGCTGGCCTGCGTGAGCGCAGCCGTACCCTTGTGAACGGTCTCGGGCGGCTTAACGCGACCCAAGGGCTCGACCTTCCCGCCGTGCCCGAGTTGCAGGTTCCGGCTGCGACCCTGCAATTCCAGAACCGTTCGGTCGAGCTTCTGCAACAGATCGAGACGAATACGAAGCAGAACCAGCAGGTTGCGGGCGTGCCCGGTATCGGTGTCACCGCCGGTTCTCTGCCGTCGTTTGCACGTATGCCGCTCGGCACCAGCATCGGTGCGATGATCGAGAACCTGACGGCGGGTTCCGGTGTGTCGCCCGAATACATGAAGCGTCTCGTGCAGATCGAGAGCGGCGGCAACCCGAACGCCTACAACAAGAGTGGCGCGTCGGGTCTCCTACAGTTCATGCCGAAGACGGCGGCGGCGTACGGTCTCAGTGATCCGTTCGACCCGCAAAGCTCCCTCGTGGCCGGCAACCGGCTAACCCTCGATAATCAAGCGTATCTGCGCCGCGTGCTCGGTCGCGATCCTACTTACGGGGAACTCTACCTCGGCCACCAGCAAGGCGCGGGCGGGGCTGCAAAGCTCCTCAGCAACCCGAATGCGCTTGCAGCGGATATCGTCGGTCGCAAAGCCGTCACCCAAAACGGCGGCTTGCCCTCGATGACGGCGGCAGAGTTTGCCGGTCTCTGGACCAGTAAGTTCAACGACTTGCAGCCGTCTGCAAGCGGCGGGGGTGACGTGGCCGCCTCGCAGGGCAAGATCACGACAGCAACGCGCGAACTCAACGAAGCGTATCGCGGGCAGCAGGCTGAGCTTGAGAAGATCAAGCAAATCGCCGGCACCTATTCGAGCGACATCACCACGCTTGTCGAAAAGCTTAAGGAGCAGGGCGCGACGGAGCAGCAGATCGCGGCCGTCAAGAAGTACGTGGCCGATGGTTCGGTGCAAGTGGTCGAGAAGACCAAGCAAGAGATCGCGGCCAACGGCGAACTCATCACTCGTCTGCAACAGTTGAAGGAAGCGAAGCTCGCCTACTTCAACTCTTCGGGTATGCAGGCGTACAACGCGTGGCAGCTTGAGGGTCAGAACCTCGACGCTATGGGTAAGTCGCTGGAACGCTACGGCACCGTGGCCGATGGCCTACAGTTCGCTTTCGCCAAGATGCGCCACAATGCGAGCACGGACTTCCAGATCGCGTCCGAAGCTATGATGAGCTTCACGGACAAGGGCGCGGGCCTCATCACCGGCCTGATCACCGGTACGGAGAAGGATTGGAAGACGGCGGCGGCGAACATGCTCCGTGAGATCTCCCAGGTTATCATGAAGGCGCTGATCATGCGCGCCCTCACCGGCATTACGGGCGGCAGTGGCGATGGGTCGGGCGGCGGTATCCTCGGCTTCTTCACCGGTCTGTTCGGCGGTGGCGGCGGGGGTGGTGCCGATGCGGCGTTCCCTGGCACGGTTGCTCCCCTGGGCGGCGACGTGTGGCACGCGGACGGCGCTATCGTCAACAGCGTCAAGAACTTCAAGACCACGGACGGGCGCAACAACAAGGCGGCCGAGACGGGGACGCCCGAAGCGATCCTGCCCCTTCGTCGCGGCAAGGGCGGTCGCCTCGGCGTGGACATCGCGGGCGCACAGACCCCGACCATCCTGCCTATCGTGCAGCCGTCTGCAAGCGGTGGCGGAGGTACGGTCAACTTCAACCCGACCTTCGCTCCGACCTTCCAGGGCGGCGGTGCTGGCGGACAGGGCGGCCAACCCCCGAGCCAAGAGCAGATGGCCTCGATGCAGCGGGACTTCGATCAGAGCATGGAAGCCACCTTCCTCGACTTTGTCAACAAGCACAGTAAGCCGGGCGGGGTTCTGCACGGCATGACTGCCAAGTACGGACAAGCCTGATGCCCCTACCTGTCTTTCCTCCGAACAACGGGCGAGAGCCGATCTGGACCTCGCCCGTCAACGTCACCGCGAAGGTGCTCGAAAACGAGTTTGGTGACGGCTACACCCAGCGGGCGGCCGATGGGATCAACAACGTCAAAGAGACGTGGGAGCTTTCGTGGAAGAACCTCACCACGCCCGAGAAGGAAGCGCTCGACAACTTCCTGCGCGAGCGTGCCGGCTTCCGCGCCTTCGCGTGGCGAGCGTTCGGTGCGCCCCCCAAAGCCTACTCCTGCAAGACGTGGAAGTTCGTGCCGACCCAGGCCGGCTATTGGGATGGTAGTGCTTCCCTTCGTCAAGAATTCGAGGCTGTGTGATGCTTTCCGAGGACGTACAGCGCCTAGACGTAGGGAAATACGTCGAACTCTTTACCCTGGACTTCACGAAGATCGGCGGGCAGGTGCTCTACCTGACCCCGAATTCGAAGGAGGACGGCAACGGGCTCCGGTTCCAGGGCAAGGTCTACGCGCCGGCCGCTATCATGGCGGACGGTTTCGACGTGTCGGCCAAGGGTCCGCTCCCCACGCCGACCCTGCGCATCACGAACACTGTCCGATCCCTGACGGCTATCGTCAACGACCTTGGCGACTGCAAGGGTGGGATAATTACGCGCATCAAGACGCTAGAAGCTTATCTCGATGGCGAACCGACCGCCGACCCGAGCGAGCACTTCCCGCTCGACATCTACAAGATCCGTCAGATGACGGGCATGAACAAGAGCATCATCGAGTGGCAGCTTGCTGCCGCTATCGACGTGCAGGGCGTCGAGGTTCCGCGTCGCAAGGTGTCGGCCGCTCACTGTGGGCGCATCTATCGCAAGTACAACGCCGCGACAGACTCTATGGACAACTCGAATGCCTCGTGTCCGTACGCGGGCACGAATTACTTTGACATCAACGATAAGCCCACGACGAAAGACAAGGATCGCTGTTCCAAGTTCTTGACCGGTTGCAAGCTGCGGTTCGGTCGAGGCGGTCTGCCCTCATGGGCTTTCCCCGGCGCTGGCAAGTACGCCAAGTAGGAGCCACTAATGACCATTGGCACTGTAGATTTCTACCAGCAGGTAAACGGCCTCTACCCCGTCGATCAATCGGCGGTTAATGACGCCTGCACCCATGCTCTTGAGCAGTACCCGAACGAGAGTTGCGGGATCGTCTACAAGGGTAAGTATCACCCCTGCGAGAACATCCATGAGAGGCCGCAGGAGGACTACCAGATCGGGGTCAAGGAACAACTGTCCATCTGCGCCCCGGATCAGATCGAAGCGGTCATCCACTCGCACCCGAGGGGCAACGAAGGGTTCACGGCAGCGGACCTCCGGTCGCAGATCAGCGCGAACGTCCCCTTCGGCGTGATCGCCGTAAAGGACAATCGCGTTATCGACGTGCTGTTCTGCGGGGATCAAGTCAAGATCGCCCCCTACGACGGCCGCCCCTTCAAGTCGGGCATGTACGACTGCTTCGGGGACGCGCGCGATTGGCTGCGCCAGGAGCGTAAGCTGTTGCTCCCGAACTACCCCCGCGATCCCAACTGGTGGTCCGACCCGAAGTCGCCCGAACTTCTCGAAGACAAGATGGAAGCGGCCGGGTTCTACGAGATCGGGATCGAGGCGCTGCGTCCCGGCGACGCCTTCCTCGCCAAGCCCTTCCGTGCCCTTAAGGTGTGTCACTGCGGCATCTACCTGGGCGACGGCCTGATCTATCACCACTACGGCACGCCGGCTTCGGATCGGCTGTCGTTGACCGAGAGCATCTACGACATGCAGAGGTACATCACGCGGTATATCCGCCACCGTGACCTCGACGTGCAGCCGTCTGCAAGCGGGAGTTAACCATGCAGGTTCAGCACAAGGTTCGCCGCAAGGTCCACCTTCACGGTCGGCTTCGGGCCGAGTTCGGGGACAGCTTCACCATGGCTGTCTCTTCGCCTGCGGAGGCTATCCGCTTACTGGAAGCTAATTTTCCCGGCCGGTTCTGTGAACTGCTTAAGGAGGGATCGTGGCATGTCGTCGTTGGAGACCCTGGAAACGATAACCACTATTACGCCGAAGACCGGGTCTCGTTCGAGTCCGCGCGCGGTGACATCCACTTCATCCCCGCCCTCTACGGCTCCGGCAGTAACAGCAAGGGCCTCATCAGCGCCATCGTCGGCGTGGCCCTCGTTGCACTGGCTTTCGTCACCGTTGGTACCTCGCTCTTTGTCGGCGCTGGCATTGCCGGGGCTGGCGCTGGCTTTGCTGGCCTCGGCGTATCGACGGGTTTTCTAGGCGCTACCTGGGGCTCCGTAGCGCTGTTCGGCGCTTCGCTGGCCTTCTCCGGTATCGCGAGCCTGCTGACGCCCACTCCGAAGCAACAGAAGTCGCCGGATCGTATCGACAACGCCTTCTTCAATGGCGGCTACAACAGTACCGCCGAGGGTGGTTGTGTTCCCGTCATCTATGGCCGCGTCAAGAGCGCGAGTAGCGTGCAGATCCAGTTGAGCACCCGTATGGAAAAGCTCGACCCGACTGCCACGTCCGTCAAGACCAACCCCATCTATGACGGCCCCGAAGCCGCGTAAGGATAGAAGAAAATGGCCTCGAACACCCGCGCTCCGGTCCAAGTCTCTGACAACCTCAAGTCCAAGGCGACGATGAGGCTGATCGACCTTCTATCCGAGGGTCCGGTCCAGGGCTTCGTCAATCCGTTTCAGTCGATCAAGGCGGACGGAGTGCCGGTGCAGACGCCCGGTGGTAGTTTCAACATCACGAACTGCCGTATCTCCTTCCGTGACGGCCAGCCGGTGCAGCGGCCGATCCCCGGCTTTACCGATACCGAGAACGACCGTCCCGTCAACAAGCCCGTGTCCACGCGCAGCAACAGCGTCGGCAAGGTGTACGTCGATAACGGGGGCGCGGGCTACACCTACGCCAATGTTACGCTGGTGGGCGGCCTCGGCCAACCGGGCAAGAAGGACGACGGTTCCCCGTGGGTTCCGACCGCTGGCGCGACCGCTCATGCGGTGATCTCGGGCGGTCGCATCGTTGACATTGTCATCGACATTCCGGGCGAGAACTACATCACGCCCCCGACTGTGCAGATTTCGGGCGACGGTACCGGAGCCTCGGCTTCGGCTGAACTCACGAACACGGCCTTCTATCGTGTCGAGGACCCGCTTGCGGATGCGGTGCGCGTCGGTGTACGTACGGGTCCGATGCAGCTTACGAACGACTACGGAGACGTGGCGGGCTACTATGTGAGCCACCGCGTGGAGTACCGCACGCAGGCCGCTCCGCGCTGGCGCATGGCTGCTTTCGATAGCAGCTTCCTCCCGTCGAATGGCGGTGAGACGCTGGCAACGACGGCGATCCGCAAGCTGGTCACCGTCATGGTTCCAGCGCGGTCGTCCTACACGTTGCGCCTCTTTGGCAGCAACATGACCACGGGTCGATACGATCAGCAACTCAAGGTCGTCACGGGCTACAATGCCAGCGATGCGCCGACCCTGATCTACGAGACCATCACCGCGCTCGACCTCGAATTCGGCGTTTGGTACTCGGTCGTTGCGGCGGACGGCAATGCCCCCGTCGAGGTGTTGCAGGATACCTACCTCAACCTCGTCACGCCCGACGTGCAGATCAACGGTAAGACAAGCTCCGGCGTGGGCGAGTCCTACCGTTTCGACATCCCCACCGATCAGGGGTGGGTCGATGTGCGCTGCATTCGCACGAGCACCGACGACTTCACGAAGTACCACACCTCGTCACTGATCTTCGACGTTTGCACGGAGATCCAATCCTCCACGATGATGTACAGCGACAGCGCTGTCGTCGGATGGGAGCTTGATGCCGACTACATGAACGCGGTGCCGAAGCGCACCTACGACATCTATGGCCGCATCGTCCGTGTGCCGTCGAACTACGATCCGGCCGCGCGCGCCTATGGTCCGTTTTGGGATGGTACGTTCAAGTACGCGTGGACGGACAACCCGGCCTGGATCTTCTTCGACCTCCTGACCCATGACCGCTACGGCCTCGGCAACTGGATCGATGACAGCGTTATCGATAAGGGCGCGCTGTACCTGATCGCCAAGCACTGTGACGAACTCGTCCCCGGCAACGAGGCCGGTACGTTCGTTCCGCGCTGGACGTTCAACAAGCAGATCATGACCGCCAATGAGGCGTACTCCGTCCTCAATACGATGGCGTCCGTCTTCAAGGGAATGATCTACTGGTCGGCCGGCACCATCTTTGCCACCCAGGATCGTCCCGGCCCTGTACGGCGCACGGTCTCCCCGTCCAAGGTCATTAACGGAGATATCAGCTACGTGGGTGTGTCGGCAGCGGCCGAGCACTCCGTGGCGCGCGTCGAGTACAACGACGAGACCCGCGAGGACGGCAAGGGTATCGAGATCTACGAGGACCCGGAGCTTATCGAGAAGCTGGGTTACGTTCCGACCGATATCGTGGCGTTCGCCTGCACCTCGCGGCACGAGGCTCGTCGCGTCGGCAAGTGGCTTATCGACAGCGAGAAGTACGCGAACAAGGTTGCGACCTTCCGCGCGGGCTGGGACTTCGCCGACGTGGTGCCCGGCGACATTGTCGCTATCGCGGACCCGAATTATGCCGGTGTGCGCCAGGGTGGTCGTTTCGTGCAGACGGCTGCAAGCTCGGTCAAGCTTGATGCCCCCTACGAGTTCGAAGCCGGCCAGAACTACACCCTGACGGCCGCGATCCCGACCATGGGCCGGGTCAATGCTGTGCGCGGCAACCCGACCATCCAGGGCAACCGCACCTTTTGGGCGCACCCGATCTATGGTCTCAAGCCCGATGACCTGATCATCTTCGGCACCGATCCGAAGCAGTACAAGGTGCAGACGGTCAACGGCAACGGACAGATCACGCTCGATCAGCCCTATGTCGGCGATCAGACGCGGGGCGTTCACTGGACGGTGCTGCGCGGCAGTTCGTTCTATCAGTCCTCGTTCGTGAACCTGCTGGAAGTGCCCGTCAACCATCCCGGCGCGGTCACGACGGATCAGATTACCCTCTCTCACCCTCTGCCGGTTGTCCCGCAGGTTGGGGCCGATTGGCTCTTGTCCGCCTCCAACGTTGTGCCGCGTCAGTTTCGCGTGCAGAGCGTGCGTCCCGTCGATAAGGGCCGCTTCGAGATCGTTGCTCTTGAGCACGACCCGAACAAGTACCTGCGTGTCGAGCAGGATATCGCGATCCTGCCGCCGATCACGACGAACATCCCTGACGAGCCAGTACAGACCCCGAAGAACCTCGACATCACCGAGAGCCGCTTCCTGCGCCGCAATGTTTCGTTGCAGCGCATTACGCTTTCGTGGGAAGATGGGTCGGTGTTCTCGCCGGCTTCGGGCTACTACATCTCGGCGCGTCTGCCTGATGGCACGTTCGAGCAGTTGGGCTTCACGTCCAACCTGTCCTTCGATTACGACGAACCGGCCCCCGGTGACTACACGTTTTATGTAACGGCCCTCGGCACCTCGGGCGACTACTCGCAGCCGGCCGAGAAAGAGTACACGGCGATCCTGTGGGAGGGTCAAGCTGGTCCCTACATCACGAACCTTGCCGTTGTCGGCGGGTATGGTCCGCAGGCGCAGTTCTTCCAGGGCCGCGCGCCCGTCATCAAATGGGACGTAACGTTCCCGGCCGATGTGCCCGCCTACGCCACCGAGAGCGTGATCCGTATCTATGACGCGGATACCGATGCTCTCTTGCGCATCGTGCAGACGGCTGCAAGCACCTACACCTACGCTTTCGAGGACAATTACGAGGACGGCGGCAAGCGTCCGCGCCGCAAGATGCGGTTCAGCGTTACGGTCAAGGACGTGGCCGGTCGCGAGAGCGCACCGAAGGTCGTGATCGCCTACAACCCGCCCCCGGATGCGGTCGATGTCGAACTCGGCAGCACATCCGAGTTGCTGTCGATCACCGTTACGGGCACGGGCGATCCCGATCTCGCAGGCTACCTGATTTGGGTCTCGCAGGAACCGGGCATCAACACCTATACTACGCCGCCGACCCTGGACATCACGACGCAGTCCGCGCTCGTGCGCGCGACGCCGAACGCAACGTACTATGTGCGCGCAGCGGCCTACGATGTATTCGGCAAAGATCCGGCCTACCTCAACGCTTCTGTCGAGAAAAGCAAGAAAATCACGATCCAGATTTTTGACCCGGAGCCGCCTTCGATCCCCGGTCAGCCGGTACTTGTGTCAAACACCGCCGAGGTTTCTACGGACGGCGTGATCTCTTCGCGGATCGTGTTCTCGTGGCCCGCTGTCACCTCGACCAATCTCGGCTATTACGAAGCGTACATGGCCGTTGGAGGCAACCCCTCCTCGGACCAGTACGTCGGCGGCTTGACGACGGAAGGGACGGAGATCTCTGTTCCTGGCCTCATGCCGGGGCGGGTCTATAGCTTCGTTGTGCGCGCGCACAGTAAGAACGGGTTTGCTGTTTCCGAACCGTCGCCGGTTCTCGTGGTTACGGCTGCGCTGAACACGACGGCCCCGTCTGCCCCGACCGACTTTCATGTCGAGCCGAGCTTCGAGGCAGCTAATCTGACATGGACGAACCCGCCCGAGCGTGACTTGCGTGGGATTGAGGTGTGGGTCGGTACCCAAGAAGGCGATGGTACTCTCTTTACCGAAGTACCCGCGCCCGGTTCGTTCTTTCGCTATCCGATGAATGGGGCAACGACACGGGCATTCTGGATTAGGGCTATCAACACGTCAGGAACCCCGTCCGGTTGGGTGGGTCCGATCTCCGCAACTAGCCCGCTGATCCAGGCGGCGCAGCTTGCCAACGAAATCATCGATGATACCAAGGTCGCCGCGTCGCTTCTGATCAACAAGACGGTGAACGAGCTTCCGGCCACGAAGGGTTCGGAGCAGGTCACCTATCAGGGTAAGGTCTATCGCTGGGACGCGGAAACCGGCGGCTACGTGCCGCTGATCCGCACGCTCGATCTATCGGGCGTGATCCTGGCCGAGCAGATCGACAGCGTAAATAAGGAGGCGATTGCTGCCGCGCTCGCGGAGTCCAAGATCAAGACCGATCAGCTTGATGGCAAGCTCGCGGCAACACAAATCGCCGGTCAGTTGACGGGCGACCAGATCGAGAACTTAGCTATTACGGCCGCTAAGTTCGCTCAGGGGCTTTCGCCCATCCAAGATGTGACTGCCCTTCCCGACCTTGCGACGTGGAATGGTGCGTCCTTCGTTCGACTGACTGTGGACGGTAAGCTCTACCGTATCGTCAATGGCGCGTGGACGAAAAACGTCGATATCAGCGACACCGTAGGCACTGTACCAGAAAATCGTCTACCGGACATCAGTGCGTCCAAGCTCTATGGCGATCTCGATCAAGCGCGGATCAAAACGCTTGAAGTCTCGAAGCTCACCGGTAAGATGTCGGCGGATCAGCAGCTTGAGCTTGATGCCGCGAAGATCGCCGGTCAGTTGACCCAGGCTACTATGGGGCTCGCCCAAGTGGTGGGTACTGTCAACGGCCAGTTGGTTAACGATCAGATCGCGGCTGGTCTCAACGCTGCCAAGGTGTCCGGTGCGCTTGACTATGCGTACCTAGCGGCCGAGAACCTGTCCACCACGATCAAGACCACGAACATCGCTGACAATGCGATCACAACCCCGCTCATCAAGGCGGGTGCTGTCGTTGCGGAGCACGTCGCCGCGCAACAGATTACGGCGTCCAAGCTGCTCATCACTGACATGTCGAACATGGTCCTCAATGGGGACTTTGGTGGATCGGCAGAGGTAGGTAGTCTCGAAGCGTGGACCCTAGCCAACGGGCAGATTTCGACCTCTGATGATGCGGATCTGGGCGGTAAGCATCGCTTTCGCACGACTGCACGAGATGCGGCGTTCTCCAACTACATCCACTGTGCCGAAGGAGACGACATCTACGCTTCCGCGATGAACTGGAATGCCTCTAACTACAAGGTCAACCTCTTTATCGTCTTCGAGAGCGATGCCTTAAGTGGTGCTGCCAGATACAGTTTTTGGCAGGTCGCATCTCGCGATCCCCAGCAAAACTCGTGGCTTAAGCTAGAAGGCCGGGCTAAGTGTCCGGGCGGCTACAACAAGTTCCGCGTTCTGTTGCAGAGTGACCGTGAGGGTAATGGTGACGGGACGGCTGTCTTTTGGGGCAAGGTGACGGCGCGGCGCGCGGCCTCGGCTCAGATGATCGTTGATGGTGCTATCATCGCCGATAAGATCGACACCAACGCAGTTAAGGCCCGGCACATCACGGCAGGTTCCGTCACTGCGTCTAAGATGTCTATCGTGTCGGCGAACATGGCGTTCAACCCTGACATGTCACAAGGC